ACAAGCCCATTAACTTCATCACTAAAAAAGCAATCAACTTTAGCACCTGCAAATGGTGGGCTGTCTGAGTCTTCTCTATCTGTTAATACTGTTAATTTAGGAAATACGTCAGGTTGCGTTTGCAACATAACAACAGAAGCATCCCCACTGCTTAAACGTCCTCCATCATCTTGAAACTTTAAGATATAAGTACCATTAACAATATTAGGAACTATTGTTTCATTTACGTTTCCACTAAGAGCTGGTAAAACATCAACTGCATTTGTAAACGTTGCGCCACTTGTTAAGTTTGAACTTCTAATTACTACGTTTCCACCATGTAAAACATCAACATCTGTTGATTTATCAAAACGTAATCTTACAAATTGATCCGATATAGGTTCAATAAATAAATTCTGAACATCAGAAGGAACTGCTGTTTTTCCAACTGTTGTGATTGTTGTTGTTGCTGGAGTTATGCTTGGCTTCCCTAATGCATTAATACTAAAAACTCTTATTTCATAATCTCCTTTTTGTGTTTCAAAAATCGTAAAATCTGATCTTGTGATTCTTTCACTTATGTAATTTTCATTATTAAATCTGTATTGGATATTATATTCAGTTACCCCTGCGACTGGCTCCCATTGAACAAACAATTTAGAAACAGCTCTATTATTTAAAACAACAATTTGCTCTGTTGCTGTTAATGATGTAGGAGCTGCTTTTATTGCTGTTAAAGTTGTAATAACTCTCGCTGGTAAGTCTGTGCCATCTTCTACAGAAGCATATTTATTTGGATCATGAGCAACAGCAGTAATCTGATAATTTAATTCTGCACTTTCAGTAATACTAATCACTCTAAATAATTGAAGTTCAACAGTTACA